AAAAGATGATGTGTGGGTTACTGTACCATCAGTCGAAAATTCTATAGTATTAAATGTAGCGGATATGTTTGCAAGATGGTCAAATGATATATTAAAATCAACTCCACATCGTGTAGTAAATGTAGATATGGATAGGACTCGATACTCAATGCCCTATTTTGTTGATCCTGGCCGTGATGTGATTATCAAAAACCTCACATCTCAACCAGACAAATATCCCCCAATTTCTGCATATGAATATCTCAAATGGCGACTTGCACAATCTTATGTAGATAATGAGTACATAGATAATGAAGAGGTGGGAGAAGATGGTAAACAACATCTTCCAGAAAATCAAAAGTATAAATGAATTTGAGAGTGTTGTGTTCAGGGCGGCGCAGTTGACTACTGACCATTAACTGAATCGGCGGGATTAGTCAACCGCTTAAAAACCCTCATAATATCGGGGGAGTATAGCATTCTCATTTTTTTCAGTTGTCGATTTAACTAAATAGTTCTTTATTGTATGGGTGGCTGCAGAGGAAGGGCTCGAACCTTCAATTTATGACCGCCAACAACGGAATGCGTTTGCCTGTTTCGCCACTCTGCAATTTTTCCAACTCTATTGCTTGTCTATGCAATTGATCTAATACTTCATGTATACCAGCACCATTTTTATAAACTGGAATTGTTTTATTACTTTTTACTGAAAATAATTTTCCATCTTTATAAACTGGAATTATTTTATCAGTCATTTACGATTAACCTAGCACGTTTCATAGCACTAATCATTCTAGTTATACCAATTCCACCACCATATCGTGGAACGAAATCATGTGCAAGAAATTGTTCAAGTTCTACTTCTACTCTATCTTTTCCGAATAGACTAAACAATAATTCTGCATAACCGCCTTCAGAGATAGTATAGAATTGATTTCTCATTTCATCAACATCAGTACCACGTTCCGCACTACCAATAGTTTCCATTCCGCCCATGATAACATCACATTTATTAGCAAGTTTCTTTTCCTTTTTTACATCCATTTCACCAAGTTTCATGTTCCAAAAAGGACTTGTCGATTCAGGAAAATGTGTTAAAAAGAATACATCTCCATATTCTTTATACATTTCTTCTTCATGACCAGCATCTAATTCTACACCAGTATATTTTGCCAGTACACTTTGATAAAATCCGCCAGGGAAATCTTCAGTAAAACGATTTCTTTCATGATCACATTTGAATCCAAGATGTTTACAAAGATCGTTTTCTAATTGAAGTAAATCTTCAAAATCGCCAGGAGCCTCAAATTCAAACATCGGGAAGATTAATTCATGTCTTCCTTCTTTTGGATTCTGTTCCTGTCGATACGATGTTGATACACAATAACACCCTTTCAATTCTGGTTTTGTCAGTAGTTCATATTCTAACCACATTTGTCCAGTTTGAGGTAAAGGCCAGATTTGTCCAGAGTACTCGTAAGTCGCAACTGTTGTTGGATCTTCACAAGCAGCAAGTATAGATAATCTGTTTTGGGTGTGTACTTCTTGAAATCCTCTTTCATCAAAAAAGGATCGGAGTTGGCGGGTAACTTCAGTAAAATCATAAGGTGATATAAGGGATGACATTGCCTCCTTTCTAAATAAAATCTCTTTACTCTAAAAAGAGATTTCTTTTTATTTATAATATTTGGAACTCCTATATAATTGGATATGAAGAAGAAAGATAGAAAACTCTACGATTCGTGGAAATATAAATCAAGGAATTTTATGGAATTTAACAATCCTGTTTTTCAGACCTTGTTAGGTCTTGTCATATTTTACATTGGTTTAAAGATGTTTTCAGGGGGAATGAAATCAATGAGCCATTTAGAACAACTAGAATGGTTTCTAGGAAATCCTTATTGGATGTTCGCAGGAGCAATTGTATGTACTCTTCTTTGGCAATCTTCATCTCTTACCACAACCGCTGTTATAGGACTTGTTGCATCTGGTGCATTACCATTACCCTCTGCAATTGCGGCAATACTTGGAGCGAATGTGGGAACAACTGGAACGATATGGATTGCAGGAATGTTGGTGAGTGATGGATTTCCAGAAGGAATTACGAAACAAGTTGCTCTTGTTCATACAGGAGTGAATGCTGTTATGGCAATTGCGTTATTACCATTTGTACAACCGATTGCAAGGTTTATATCAAAATTTTAACTTGACAATTCTTTCGGAATTTGATATACTATAAGTATGAGAAAATAAATAATTACATAATAATAATATGAATAGAGAAATAATATGCTTACAATTAAAGTAAAACGTAACGAAAACATGAGTCGAGTATTGCAACGTTTTAAGGCCGCAGTCATGGGCGAAGGTATCATGAAAACACTCAAAAACAAATCTCATTTTGTTAAACCTTGTATCCGAAAAAGATTAAAGAGCGAAGAAGCTGCAAGACAAAAGAAAAAGGATGAAATGAAACTCATTCGTCAGGCACAAAATGAACAAAACGAATGGTATAGATAACAACAAAGTTGTTGATCTAGATGCATTTCGTAAAGAAAAATTTACCCTTAAAATTTGTATAGGTGGATATTACGTACATCCAGAAATGGGTGTACATCTCCATTGTGTTGGCATTACTGATCAAATGCACACAAAAGATGCAGAACAACACTTCATAGTCGAAGATCATTTCGGAAATCTTGTTACTTTTCGTGTAGATGATCCCCCACCTGACTTTGTTGTGTCCAATATGAATGAATTTGCAGCCGCAGCAATGGGCATTCCAGATCCAGATGACCCCCAAGTGTCTTAGTTTTATAAATAATTAATGAGGGTTATTGGGGGAATTTTCTGATAAAAGATTCTCTGAATTTTTTTCGTGCTTCCTTCTCCCCTCAGTATATTGTCATACCTACCTTATAAAAAACAAAACTTTGTAATAAGAATGTTACGATTCAAACAATACCTTATTGAAGCAAAAGAAGGTAAAAACCTTCATTTAGAACACCTAGAAGACGAAGTACTGAACAACGGCATCAATGGAACCAGAGGTGCGATTAGTTTTTTGCAATCTTTACGAGATATGTTAGCAGGAAATGCTAGTTCAGGTGTCAATATAACTGTCAAGTGGGATGGTGCTCCAGCAGTCTTTGCAGGAACCAATCCAGAAAATGGAAAGTTCTTTGTAGGAACCAAAGGAATTTTCAAAATGGGAGGAGCCAAGAAAGTAAATTATACACATGATGATATTGATAGAAATCATTCTGGTGGTCTTGCTGACAAACTCCATGTTTCGTTGGATGAACTTTCAAAAGTGGGCATCAAGGGGGTCTTACAAGGTGATATAATGTACACGAAAGATGATCTACAAACTAAAACAATTGATGATGAATCGTATATTATATTCCAACCAAACACAATCGTTTATGCAGTTCCACAAAATTCACAACTCGCCTCAAAAATCAAATCATCTAAAATGGGAATCATCTGGCACACTACTTATAGTGGTGACACGATGGAAGATATGAAAGCCTCTTTCGGAGTTTCGGACAGTGCATTCAAAGAAACGAATTCGGTCTGGCAAGCAGATGCATCATTTACAGATACTTCTGGTTCTTCTACCATGACAAAAAAGGAAACAGAAGAAGTAACGAAAATTCTCAGTCAAGCAGGAAAGAAGTTTCATGAGTTAAAGAAAGATGTTATTGATACAATAGCAAAGGAAGAACGGATTGGGATTTTGATAAAGACATATGCAAACAAAATGATAAGACAAGGACAGAGAATTACAAATCCAAGAAAACATGCAGCCGGAACGATTGCAAGTGCTTATGATAGATTGAAGCATGATGTAGATAGAGTGAAGACAGACAAAATGAAGAAAGTAAAACAGGAAGAAATGGATAGTCATGTGAAATTTTTGAGAAGTAATTCATCTCAGTTGGTTAAAATATTTGAAATGCAAAATCTACTCATCGATGCAAAAATGTTGATTGTTCGTAAATTGGAAAAGATTAAAGGAATGACAAAAACTTTTATTAAAACTGATTCGGGATATGATGTTACTACACCAGAAGGATTTGTTGCAATTGATACCATGAAAGGTAATGCAGTCAAGTTGGTTGACCGTCTTACTTTTTCACTTAATAATTTCACTGTTGCAAAGAGTTGGGATAAGTAATGGCAGATTTAAAGACAGCAGTATTTTGTT